CTGGCCAGGGTTGCGCCCATGGCCGCCAGTTGCCCGGAGGCCATCCCCGCAACCGGCCCGAGCGGGCCCATTGCAGTGACCATGGTGGCGATTTTCTTTTCCAGGTTGTTGCCGCCGAGCACGTTGATCTTCTCGGACAACGCCGCGACCTGCGGCTGAGTCATCTGAAACGATGACCGCCACGAGGCCATCATGTCGCCCGACTCGGCCGCTGTCTGATCGAATGCGACGCCCATTTTCACGGCGTCGCTGGCAAACCCGGTCAGTTCTTCGCGCGGTACATTGGCCTTGGCACCCGCGGCGACAATCGCCGCGATGCCGTTGGCGCTTTCCGGCAGTCGTTCACTGAGGTCCAGAATGTCGGAACTCATCTGCTGGAACTGTTGCGGTGTTTCAAAGGTGACCGATCGTTTCACGCCGGCCATGCTGGTTTCGAAACCGATCGCTGCCTTTACCCCGGCAATCAAGGGCTCTGCCAAAGCATTGCCCTTGATCATCTCGCCCACTTCGACGTTCCCAAGACCAGAGCCTTTAAGCCTGTCCTCGAAGCCTTCAACGTTGTTGCGGATAGTTGCCAGCGTTGGAGACAGCTTGTCGACGCCGGTAATCAGCGTCTTGATAGTGTCTGCCATCACTCCCCCTGCAGGATCTGGTTGATGCGTTGCGTCTGCAAGATCGACTCGGTGATGACGTCCAGCTCCCTGGACATCATCAGTTCGGGATCGGTCTTCCAGAAATACGCGAGGTCGTAAACGACGGCGATCAGTCCTTCGAGGTCGCTGATGCCGCTGCCATGAAAAAACTCGCAACCTTCCAGCTCAGCGTATTGATGTCGCACAGGTCCATCTGATTGACCGACGAGGGCGGGATGCCGGCGCAGACGGCGATGTACTTCGCCGCCACGTCCAGATCCAGGGAAACTTCCTCGTTCTTGTCGATCCTGTACGGCAGAGCCTTGATGGCCCGCGCTTCCTGCGCCGTAGGGCGCCGGAAGGTCAGTTGCGAAAGGGTTTCGCCGTGCGCTTCGATCGGGCTGGCCAGGTCGATGACTTCACTCATTGCCAGCTCCCCTGATTGCCGTCGAATTGCAGCTCGATGGTGCCGTCGTCAGCTTTGCTGCTCGGCGTATCCACCAGGTAGGCGCCGGACAGGACGTAGGTCTTGCCGTTCTTGAATTCACAGGTGATGGTCATGTCCACACCGGTAGTGAGCAGCTTGAGCGGCAGATCCGCGGTATGCACGGCGGTGAATTTCAACCAGGCAGCCTTTTCGGTTTCCTTGTAGTAACCAGGCACGACGGTCTCGCGCTTGATGTTCATCAGAGGCGCTTCGCCGCCGCCGCTGATGGTCAATTGGGTGCCATCCACTTTGATGTAGCAGGTACCCGCAACTTTCTGACCCATGTTGTTTATCTCCAGAATGAAAAAACCCGCACGAGGCGGGCTTGAAAGGGTTGGTTAGGCTTATGCCGCTTCGTCGTACTGCAAGCGGAACTGGTTGAGCAGCGCGAACACGCGCAAGCCGTTGATGTAGTCAGGCGGGAACATCACGTTCACGCGGCTTGGGTCATTGCCGTCACGCTCGACGATCAGGTGCTGGGCGAACGTTTCGGCGTTCTCCACATGACCCTCTTCTTCAAGACGTGCGTATTGCGCAATCAACTCGCCACGGATGGTGCTCGGCGTGATGATCGGCTGGCCGGCACCGAAGCGCGTGCCATCGTTGGCCAGCTTGTGGCGGCCGTACTTGCTGGTGATGATGCCTTGCAGACGACGGATGATGAACGCCGACTGGTGCATGGTTTCACTGTCCAGGTACGAGTTGTCCGCCTGGCCGTAAGCGTTCTTCTGGTAGGTGGTGATCGAACGCTGAATGCGCACGTAACCGCCTTCGTAGTACGCCGTGGCGATGCCGTAACGCAGCAGCGACTCACGCTCGGTCAGGGTGAAACGCTGACTGGCCGGCGCCGGATCGATACCGGGCATCGTGCCGCTCTGGGTCGGACGGCTGGCGTCGGCAGAAATGAACACCGCCGTGCGCGCAGCCAGGGCAGCGGCTTGCAGCCAGACCGGTTGCGGAACACCATTTTCGACACCCTGCAGGGTGATGTGCTGATCGTTGCGCAGTTGACCTGCGGCCACCAGCGTACCGACCGTGCCGCGCTTGGCGCTGTAAACGTGACCGTACAACTGACGCGCCCAGCTCCAGCGACCGGTGCTGTCGTCCATTGCCGCTTTCCAGGCATCCAGCGTGGCGGTGTCGGTCCAGGGCATGCAGATGAACTCGAACGGCTCATCGCCCAGCGCAGCCAGTGCCTTGAGCTGATCAGGCGTACCTACGCCACCAGTCATGGCGGTGACTGCCGCCGTCAGGCCGGCAGGAATGACTTCGCCATTGGTCTTGCCCTGGCGATTGAATTCCAGCTGGATGTCATTGCCGCTTGCCCCGCTCCATTTGCAGGAAAGGGTCAGCACACCCGCTTCGACAGCCGCGGTGATCGGCAGATCAGGTGTGGCATTGATCTTCACCGACAGTGCCGTGGCCGCTTGGGCAGCGGTTGCGCCGTTAACGACAGTGGCCTGCACTCGCATGCCGCCGACATACAGGTTCAGCAGACCGGCTTCGGTCGCCGCCCCGCTGAGGGTGACTTTCGCGCCGGCCTTGGCGCCTTCGGTATTGAGCAGCGGCAGGCACCAGACTTCGCCGGTGGGGTCCGCCTTGCGCCAGGTTTCATACATCGAGGCCAGCATGGAGCCCTGACCGCCGATGTTTTTCGCCAGCGCCACGCTTGGCACCAGCACCAGAGAACCCAGTTCGGGGCCGGACACATCGTCGTTGACCTGCGCAACGATCAGTCGACGCATGCTGGCCGACGCGCTGTTGGCGGCCGAGTTGTCCATCTCCGCATAAAACAGCGGAACGCGAACATCGGATGGAATGTTGTTAAAGCTGATAGCCATTGTTTGGCTTCCTCTTGGTTAAGCCGTGAAGGCTTGATGGGTGGTGGTGGATTGCTCGGTTTTAAGGGTGATGTCGCCGTCGTTCTGACGACGCTGCCACCAGGCGTTGAAGGTCACCTGCCGGCCTTCGACGGGCAGCAAATCGCCCGCCTCCGGATCCGGCACAGTGCGGCCCTCGGCCGGTACTACAGTGATGCGTTGAGTCATGGGGTTACCTCTGCTGTGAACTTCGCTTCGATACGGCCATCAGGGCCGGGGGATTTCAGGTTCGGATCTGCGGGGTCAACGCAGTCCATCTCAATGGTGGCGCCGGTAAACCCGGGCAAACCATCCAGATACGCTTCGTGCCAGGTCTCGGCAGG